CCACAATTCAAAGAAACAGCAATTATGCTCACGTGGAAGCACATGTGAATAAATTGCAAACAATCAGAATAAGAAAAAAAGAATTTACAGAAAAGGAATTGGAATTTTGGAATTGTAATGGGAGTTTCAATTTTAATACAAAGAAGCTTGAAAGTATGCAAATATATTCTACAGAGTATGTTTGGTATAACAATAATCAATGGAAATCAGCAGAAGGTGTTTTTGCATATCAACTCAAACCACAGATATTTCAAATTTATTCTCCACTTGTAGAGGATAGGAAATTTAGATTTCGAAGTACAAATTTAAAAGATGTGATTGCAGGAGTTCAATGGTTGGAAAAAAGTGAATATGTTGTTTTATCAAAAAGCTATAAAGACATGATAATGCTCCGTAGTTTGAATGTAAACGCATGTGCTTTGTTGAATGAAGGGATTATACCAACTAAAGAACAAATGTCTCTGATAGCAAGTTATGGAACTCCTGTCGTATTGTTTGATAGTGATGAAAAAGGAATTGCAGTGAGTAAAAAGATTTGTGAATTGTATGGATGCAGATATTTGCAGCTTCCTGATGGAAATTTCAAAGATGCTTACGAATTTGTATATGAAGAAGGAAAAAGTGTAGTGGAAGAATGGTTGGATGAAAATGGATTGTTGATATGAACAAAGTTTCAATTACAATTATTGAAAATAGAAAAACTCTGAATTTAAAATTCGGGTACAAACAAAAAAGAACGAGTTTATCTTTAAAAATCCCTTTAATTACTAATAGAATAGATATAGCAAATGCAAAACTTCAATCTATTGGTGATTCTTTTATGGGAAGTTTTTTTGAAAATGTAGAAGATGTGAAAAACTGTTTTGTGCAGCACTATTTAAAAAGCTTTTTAATTGCATATACAAAAACAGTAATTCCTTCTAAAGAATTTCATACGTTTAACTCTTTATACAATGAAGTAAAGAAAAGAGCAAGAAACAAAAATATTGAATTTAACATTGATGTGTTCTATTTAGAACAATTATACACACAGCAAAATAAGAAATGCAATTTAACAGGATTTTTTCTTTCTTTTGGAAAAAAGAATTTGTATAAAATATCAATAGATAGAATAGATTCTTCAATAGGATATGTAAAAGGAAATATACAGCTTATTTGTTTAGGAGTTAACTATTTGAAAAATACATTTGACAATGAAGAAGTGGTTGAGTTTTTAAAACAGATGAAAAAATGAGCAGAATTGTAACACTTAGTTTGAATGTACAACTGATTATGGTTGTAGATGAAGGAGTTGAAATACAGGAAATTGTAAGTGAATTAGAATACAATTTCCTTGATACAACAACAAAAGCAGATGTACTTGATCAAACAATATTAGGAATGGAAATTATTGATTCAAGATGAAATTTGAACTATCGGGAAAACAGTTGAAGAAATTCAACACATGGAAAAAGAAACAAAAAGTTCCTCCAATGGTAGCAGCTATTGGAGGAAGTTATAGTTTCACATTTACTCCAACAGGAATCGGAGATTTTGTAGAAGTGAAATGTAATGATAATGGTAAAACTATTTTACTTACACAATCATGAAAAAATATCTGATATATTCATTTGATAATGGAAACATTAGGAAATTCATGAAACAGGAACTTTTTTCAGAAGAGGAATGTTTGATATTGCTTAAAATGAAAATAGTTTCACTTCCTATATTGAAACAGGAGCAATTTCTTATTTGTTCTTATCAGGGAAGTGGTACATTAAGAATTGAAACATTTGTAAACGGGACAGAAATACTATGAAAATCACAGCAAACAAAAAAGCAATAATTGAACAAAACGTAACAGAGCTTTTAAAAGAATGTACAATTACAGATATTCCTGATATGCAATGGTGCAATATTCCTCTTGCAAAAGTGAAAATAGTGGAGTATATTGTGCAACTATTAGAAACACAAAAACAAAGAAAATACTAATATTTTAAAATAATGACATTACAAGAACGAGCTTCTTTACAAATACGTAAAGAACAAATTAAAAAAGAATTGGAAAATCCTATGTTGGGATTTATTGATAAAATAGAATTGAAAGATGAGCTTCTTGCTTTAGAAGAGCAATTAGGTGAGTTTCTTAGAGATGCGTTTGAGAGTGAGGACTGTGAAAATTGTTCTGGATAGTAGTTCATGAAAAGATATAAAAAAGGAACTATTGTTGCTTACAAGAAAGATGATAAGATATTGAAGAGAATTATACAATTTGTAGAAGGAAAAGACACTACTAAAAATGGTAACTGAACAAAACAAGTATCAATTTCTCAAGGAATATGTTGAGCTTTCTAAAAAGAAAATTCGTTCTTTTTTAGGAAAAGGAAAAATTCCAGAACCCAATGCTTATAAAACAACTGTAGAAAGAATTAATTGTGTTGGATGGGAGTGTATTAAATTTGAACAATTATGAAACTAAAGACATTTTTAGAAGGAATTAAATTAGCTGTTGCTCATATAGAGAATTGGGAAGAATTGGAGGTGATCAGTTCTTCTGATGATGAAGGAAACTTCTATTCAAAAGTGTATTTTGAACCTACATTAGGAATATTTGAAGATGGAGATTGGATAGAGGATAGTTGTATTGATAAAGATGATGTGATAAATGCAATTTGTATCAACTAATTATTGTTTTTCTCTTATTTGTATGCTAAATTTGCTAAAAAACACAATATATGAAGAAAGAGAAAAAAGCTAAAACAGTAAAGAAAAGTAGAGTAGAGAAAACAAGAAACTTGAACACCCAAAGTGAAAGTGCATTTTGGGGAATGATTCGTGCAACATTAAGATCTCGTACTCGCTTTTGGAAACCTCGTTTGTTAGCACTTCAAAATGCAAGAAGAAAATATATAGGAACAAATCCTAAACAGAAATGGGAATACAAATGTGCAAAATGTGAACAATATTTTTTGCAGAAAGATGTTGAAATTCACCATGCTGTAGCTGCGGGAAGCTTAAAATGTAAAGAAGATCTTCCTCAATTTGTAGAAAATCTATTTGCTGAAACAGGATGGGTTTGCTACTGTAAAAATTGTCATAAGCTTGAACATTCTAAACCTTCAACAGATGAATGAAGAATTACCAAAGTTTGAAAGCAGAAAGCAATATTTAACAAGGAAAGTTGGGAACATGTATGATATTCCTAATTTTGATCACCCGCTTTCAATGAGAACCAAATACTACAAAGTGAAAGAGAGAATCCTGCAACACTATATTGGAAAATCATTTGATGATGCTTTCTCTTATTATTGTAAGCTTGTACCAAAACACTACCAACATTTATTCTTAGAAGAATTTGAAACACCGTTTAGTAGATGGAGTGGATGGAGCTTAGATGAGAATAAGAATATTGTATACAAAAAACGCGAAAGATATATTTCGCAATCAGAGTGGAGAGAAATACTAAGACAAAAAGAAGAAAACAATGAAGAAAGAAACAATTCGCATCAATGATTACGAAACAGAAGAATACTATACCGATTGGAAACAATTAGTGTATATAGATGAAACTACTACATATATTGATTTGGATAGAGGATGTACAGATACAGAAGTTGTTGTACAAAGAGTCGCAGATGGAAAATTCTTCATGTTTAATACAAGAACGTATGAAAATTCAAATGATGCTTTAGAACAAGTTGCAATAGAAGTTGAAAAAAAAGAACGTTTAACATACTATTACGAATGAGCAACATCAAATTCTTAGATGAAGAAGAGATCTTCAAACAATTGAAGTATTTAGGAGAGATTTGTGATACAACAGTAGATTTTGAAAATCCTCACGAAATCTCTTTCTATATAGAAAAACTTACAGCATTGTTCGGAAATGCTTCATTCGTTATGGGTTCTGCTATATTTAATTATCAGACAAAGAAATCTCCTTCCACAGTAGCTTTACGGGATTGGAGTACAGAACTGAATGATAAGTTAAAGAAACGGATGAATGCAATGCAATCAGTTATGAATACAGCAAGAGAAGAGAAAGAAAAATCAAGATTCCAACCAAGCTAATGAATATTGAAACAACTAAATTCTATACAAGAGCACTTGTAGAATCTTTTCCTCAATCATTGTACATATTTGGGGAAAATTATGTTCAATATGAGGAATCTAAAAATGGTAAAGCACCAATTGGAGGAGGACAAGCTGTAATTCGTGGACTTCCTAATAGCTATGGATTTGTAACGTTACATGCTATTGGAAAGTTCTACGATGATAGTACATTTGATGAAAATAGAAAATTGATTGATAAGCAAATAGCAGAGATCAAACAGCTTGTTTCAGATAAAGGATTTACAACAGTTGTATTTTCTGCGTTTGGGTTGGGTACAGGTCGCGCATCGCTATTATACAATGCACCTCTCACTTTCTTCTATATGTGTTATCAATTACAGAAACATTTTGGATTTAACAACATTCAAGCATTTGAATTAAAACAATTCTAACATGGAAAAGTTTTGCAAACTTGTATTTGTATCACAGGATAATCATAACAAGTACTATTCTATGAATTGGGATGGTAAAAGTGATATGGTGAATGTAGAATATGGAAGAATTGATTTAACGTGTCAGAAAACCACATTCCATATTAGTTTGTGGGAAAGTAAGTATCGAGAGAAACTGAAAAAAGGATATGTGGATTGCACAACATTAGTTTCTGTAAATGAAGTGCAGGAATTAAAGCAAATAGGAAACAGTAAAGTAGCAGCTTTAATTGAATTGTTGAAAAGATATAGGGACAATCTTGTACGAAATACATACAGCGTTAAAGCTACAAGCATCACTCCTCAACAAATCCAAAAAGCACAGGAAATTCTTTCTAATATTGCTGTCTCCTCTTCTCTTAGTGAGGCGGAAGTAAATAAGAAGCTGATTGCTTTATACACCACTATTCCTCGGAATATGAACAAAGTGCAACATCATCTTCTTCTTTCCATTGATTTGAATAGAACGCTTCAATCTGAACAGGACAATATTGATGCTGTTAAAAGCAGTGTTTCCGTTAATACAGCAAGCACAGAATTGAAAACTGATACAACGTTGTTAGATGTTCTTGGTATCACTATAGAAGAATGTACAGATACAACAGAACTTAATTATTTGTTGAAGCAGAATTTTGGAAGAAAAGTAGAAGCTATTTATTGTTTAAATAAAGCTTCTGAAAACGAGACATTCGATAATTGGATGCAGAAACAGAAGAATAAGGAAACAAGGGTACTTATCCACGGAACCCGGTGTTCAAGCGTGCTTGGGATTTTTCAGTATGGGTTGAAAATACGTCCATCAGGTAATTTCCAGTTTAGCGGAAAGGTGTACGGTGATTCTAATTATTTCAGTATGCTATTTTCTAAAAGCTTGGGATATTGTGGACATGATAACGATAAAATGATCCTTGTATATGAAGTTCACACAGGAAATCCCTACACCTATAAAGGATGGAGAAGAAAAGAAAAAGATGATTTTGACCTCAACTATCAAGAACTTCAAAAAAGAGGATATGATAGCTTATTTGTAGAAGCAGGAGATGGGTTATTACATTCAGAAATTTGCGCTTATAATGAGGAACAGTGTAGAATTAAATATTTAATCCATATTAAGTAACCAAAACAAAACAAAAACATGAACAACAACAATGAAATCTTACACGTAGCTTTAGAGCTATGCAAAGTAACAAACAATGTAACAACATTGGAAATCAAACAGGAATTGATTCAACGATTCCCTAAAACATTTTGGAAACAACAGGATATTTCTGATGCAATGGTTGAATTTGCACAAGAAGGAAAATTTACGTATACAGATAATGGTACGTTTCGCATTTATTCCAGTGTTGCTATTGGGAATATGAATATAGTTGTGAATAAAGCGGTTAAAAACGTGAAGAAAGCAAATGCTGTAGCTCCAACTATTGTAATTTGTTCACGTACAGAATTAGCAAAAAGAGTAGAAGAAAATAAAGGACATTTCATTACTATTGTACATAAGAAGAAAACAACAGGAGAATCCAATTTGATGAATGTACAGGTGTATGGAGATAAAACAGAGTTAGGAGCTTTCCGTTGTAAAGAGAAAGGACAAGTGAAGCAATTCTATCCAACAGATTTATTGGAAGTGCGTGTTAAAAACTTCATTTACAAACTGAAATGATCAGATTTGTAAAACCACCACAAGAAATAATTAAAGTAGGAGATAAACCATTTCTAAATTTTCCTGTAAATATAGTGAGAGTAGAGTACTTAATGAAAAGTGCTTTACATGCTGACTATAATCCTACTTCAAGTTTTATACTTCCTACAATAGAGTTTGGAGGAATTTCCTGTAAATGGTATTTTATGTCTCAACAAGAAAGAGATGAAGAATTTGATTCCCTCTTAAAACGATTCAGTTTATGAAAAAAATAGTTGTGATAATCGAAGGTGGAAATGCATATCTTGAAGAAATTGAAGATGGTATCACTCTGATATTGAGGGACATGGATGTGAAAGTTCAGGAAACTTACATTTGTGAAAATGATGTAATGAATGTTTTCACACAACAATTGGATGAAAATGGAAACGTAATTGAAACAACAGAAGAAAATGGAGAGTAAAACAACAACCACAGAACATTACGAATTGGAGTTTGCGTATACTTCCAAAGAAGGAGATTCAACAAAAAACTTCTATCGCG